TATTGATAATGCCTAAAAAGCGAGAATTCTCGCTTTTTAAATCTTTGTTAACAAATACTTTTGTGCATCCAAACCTATGCCTGAATAATCGGAATTCCGATTATTCAGGCATGTTTTTAAAGATTTTACTGCATTGGAAATATGCAATATTTTCTTAATTCTACTTTGTTCATGATGATTGTTTTTTTGGAAAAATAGCTGTTTAATTTTGACATTACAAATATTATTACCATCTTCGTAGTGCCAAATACAAACCAAATGATTCATCTCCTCATATCGTGTAACCCGTAGGCAATCGGGTTCCGGGTGGTTCCGGTTGGCGCACGATATGAGGAGATGATATTTTTAATACTATGGATATAGTCGTTGTTATTGTTATTTTTTTGATTGTTGTTATCATTATCGGTAATTTGAGTAAAGATACGTCTAATTATGGTGATAATTCAAGTCAGAAATATGTTAGTGCAAATGTAACTCCAAAACAACAGGTCGATACTTGGGATGACTTGCAAGTTGAAGTCGTAGGGGGATTTTATCGCTCTTATGAAGCGAAACAATTTATCAAGAAACTTTCGAATGGTGATAATGTATATTTTTTGCCGGAACCTTCTAATCCTTATGACAGTAATGCTGTTATGGTCATATCTGATACTGGGTTACATCTTGGTTATATAAAGAAAGAGTGGGCGGAAGATGTTAATATAGAGCTTAAGAAACGAGATTTGCGAGGATGGGTTTATGGGGATGTTGAGATCTCCTATCAATTTGATATAATAATAGACCCGTTTTGTAATACCGCCAAAAGGGATAATGCTATTCGCCTTTATCAAGAACAACAACAAGAAATTGTAAAATTGCGTAATAAAGAAAACCTTAAGTGGGCATTGAACTCTAATGAAAAGGTAGCAAAGGCTAAAATTCTTTATAGTGAGAGGATGTATAGTGAGGTTGAATCGATGTTGAAACCTCTATTTGATGCAGGTGTACAGGATTATATCAGTTGTGAACTGCTAATAAAAACGCTTCACGCAGAAAAAAAATATAAAGAGGAAGAAAAACTAATAGATGAATACTTGGTATTAAATAACTGTGCTGATAAGTTATTTTGGAAACGTAGAAAGTTCCATATTCTTCGAGCAATAGGAGATATCGTAAGTGATGATCAGATTGAAAGTGAAAGAGCGGATGTGGAGACTACAGTTCTTGAATTGGATGCTTTCAACGTAGTAGTGGATATTTTATCTGAAGTAGTGGATGTGAATAGAGTTGATTTTCGTGATGCAAAATCCTTGTTTTCTGTGAACTTGGATAGTAATATGAGAAAACCGATATGTAAGCTCTATTTGAATAATATATATAAAATGTATATAGGTATAATGGAAAGAGACAAGTCGGTTTCTAAAAAACAAATAAACTCACTTGATGATATTAAGCAATATTCTGAAGAACTGAAAGATACAGTTTTGAGGTATTTGGATGAATAGTTGAAAGAATACTTTGTTTTCTTTTTGCACTTCCAAATATTATCCCCATATTTGCAGTGCTAAACAATTACGGATATTATTCGTACCGCGAGCTTCGGTTGATGCTCACGAAATTCGAGGGCTTTTTTTATGCCCATGCATATCATTTTCCTGACGTCAGGAAAATGGTCTATATAAAATGGCGGCTGCCTTTCCTGTACAATTTTGCTCTCGGGCGAAAATCTGTAATTGTTTAGCGACATGGGAAACGGCGGCCGTTCTTGTGTCCTATAATTGCCGAAATGCTAAACAATTACAGTTATGAAAAATCAAGTATCTGGCACTCTCAACGTGCCTGCTTCCGGCATTTCTGCCGTGGGTGAATCTGTCAACGCTCTTACTGAGCAAGTTTCTGACCTGCAACGCCGCTACTATCGTAGCTTGGCTCCTGACTGCGAACTTCGCAGTGCCTCTGACCGCTGGTACTTCGGTGCGATTCTCGCTACTTGTATCGGGTTTATCTTTCCTCCCCTATTCGCTGTTACCGCACTGTGCGTTTATAAGGCAAAGAAGTGCCGGAAAGGAGGTGCGGAATGATTGCAGAAGTAAATAACGTTGTGTTAACAACTTTGGTGAGCAAGACACTGGCAGGTATTCAAGAGGGTGGCGGTAGCGACTTGTGCGAGGCTATTGATAGGGCTATAGGCACTATTCTTGACTTGAAGATAGGGGGCGATGTGGATGCAGATAAACTTATCTCTGATATTAGTGATTTACGAATTGTGGCTGGTATCATCAGGGACCTTGTTCCTCAGAAGGAGAAAGGAAGTGTGCAATGAATGATATGCTAATTTATACCCTTCCGACAAATGGTTTGAGGGCTGCCATTGCTGTGGCTAAAGAAATACATTCAGAAATGGGAATGAAACCTGATGAAATTCGGTTGAGTACTGGTGAACGTGTTTCTTATAACTGGCAAGATATAAAGGCTTTGGAACATGGAGAAATGAGTGAAGAAATCTATATTTCAAAGAATAAGATTGCTTGATTTTTTGTATTTTTGTAGGTATGAAAACGAATGAAAAATTAGCAAAGGAACTGAAGGATGCTGTTAGCAATATCCATGGTATGAATTATCTTATAGATAAAGGGATTGTCATGTTTAAACCGGAGACGAGATGTGTAGAGGTACATTATTTGCTTTGGCATACATTTTCTAAACAGGGGCTTGTTAAGTTTTGCCATTCCCTGTATTTCAATATGGAGATGAAACTGGTTGCTTCAAAACAACCTCTCATACAGGGTGAGCCTATTACTATCTGGGTGAATTATGGCTCTGTGCCTAATGAATATAGGAAAGTAGGGCATGTGAAGATGTGCAAATATAATTCTGTGACTGGATTTGAAGTTGTATAACCTTTGAATATGATGAAATCCCCGATAGGCTTCAGTTTGTCGGGGATTTTTTATGTCCTTTTTCGTGGAAGGCGCTTCGGGTACTTTTGCAGTATGGGATCACATGGAGAAAGATTGGCAATGGAGAAGAACCGGAACAGTTGGAGGGGCAAAGCTAACCAGCTGGGCGGTGAACGGTACCCGCTGGATGTCATCATTGAAGGTGATACCGGTATAACGCAGCAATGGGAGCGGCAACAGGATAAAGAAGCTGTGGCGGCATTCAATGCGCGGGTACAGGCGTGGGGTACCAAGGTGGATGGGGCGTTGCGGTCTTCCATCAGTAACTGGATTACGAAGGATATGAAGCTGTCCGGGTCGCTGAAACAGAATTACCGGCATTACGGTAAAAAAATAACTGCCGGAGAAGAGGTGACGAGTGTGGGCTTCGCTTTCAAACCTGAAGGGATTTATGTGCACCTGGGAGTAGGCCGTGGATACAATATGCAGGGTGGAACGCGAATACTGACGAAGAAGTCGGGCGGATGGAACCGAAATCCGAAACCGTGGTTTAACCCGGTGATTGAGGCGCATATTCCGGAACTGGTTGAGATTGTGAGAGAGTATTGCGGGACGCTTCTTGTGAATACTACGAGAATATTTATCAATAGATAGTTATGGGAGATATTAAAAAGAAAATAGGGCATTTCAACTTTGTTGATACGGTGGCCGGCCAGTATGCTATTAACATGAACTGGAGCCAGGAGATGAGCCAGTTCTTCAATGGCGATTCGAAGAACTGGGACGGTGATCCGACGAATGTGGCGGGTGTCCGTGTTGTGCCATGGGGACCTGACAACAATATGCCGAATGCTATCCGGAATTTGCTGGAGAAAAATAACCTGGGACCCGGTATCTTGGACAGGAAAATGGGATTGTTGTATGGACAAGGCCCGTTGCTTTACCGGGTGAATATTATGGAGAATGAACGGGTGCAGGAGTGGCTGGTGGATGATGAGATACAGGAGTGGTTGGATAGCTGGGATTACCGGAAGTATATCCGGGATGTGCTGGTGGAATATACGCACATGAACGGGCAGTTCACCAAGTATTATATGGGTAAAGGTGTGCGTATTGGTCGCCCGTGGGTGAACAGATTGGAGTGTCTGCATAGCGGTGAATGTCGGCTGGTATGGCCGGAGAATGACAGCCGACGCCTGGAAGACGTGACGGCGTATCTGACCGGTGACTTTGACAGTTACCGGAGCCGCAGTTTCCTGAAGTATCCGGCTTTCGATAAGTGGCAGCCGTCGAAATATGAGACAGCGGTGAAGTATCACTGTATGCGTAGTTTCGGGCGGAATATGTATGCGATATCATGTTTTTACGGGTCGGTGCCCTGGCTGGAGAATGCGAATAATCTTCCGGAGATTATCCGGCATCTGAATGAGAATATGATTGCGGCGGCGTATGTGGTGCATAGTCCGCAGGAGTATTGGACGCAAAAAGAACAACAGATACGGGAGATGAATCAGGAATGGACGGATGCGCAGGTTTACAAGGAAATAGAACGTCTGCGGGATGAAGTGACGAAGACCATTGCGAACGTGATGGCGGGGCAGAAGAATGCCGGAAAATTCTTTTCGTGTGTGGACTTTTTGGATGAGCTGGGGCATGTGCAGAGCTGGAAGATTGAGCCTATCGAGATGAATATAGACAAGTATATTGAGGCTCAGGCGAAGATATCGCGTATTGCGGACAGTTCGACTACATCCGGTTTCGGCTTGTCTCCGGCATTGGCCAATATCATTATAGACGGGAAGAGTGACAGCGGCAGCCAGATGCTTTACGCCCTGAAGATATTCTACGGTGCTGACACGCAGATTCCTGAAGAAATCGCGCTGGAGGCCATCAATGATGCCATCCGCATTAACTTCCCGAATAAGAAGGGGATTTTCCTCGGTATTTACCGGAAGGTGATTAACAAAGAAGATAATGTGTCGGCGCCTGATCGCTCGACTAATCAAGTATAAAGCTATGAAACAGAAGAAAGACATTGAATTTCCTGAATGTTGGGAAGAGGTGAAGCCGCTGGAGTGGGTTCATTTATTGAAAATCCGGGATAAGATGATGAAGAAACCCGGTATCAGTCTTCGTGATGTGAAGCGTGACTGGTGTGCGTATGTGTTGAAAAACCGGGGATATCGCTTGGGTGGAGTGGATGATATGCTGATGATTGATCGCCTGGCTGATACTATGGACTGGATGTGGATAATAGGTGAAGAGACCGGTCTGGATGGCGTTACGGTAACGTTTGCTCAGTTGACGTATGACTGTACGGTGAACCTTCTTCCGAAGTGGCGGTACCTGCAAGGTCCTGCCAGTCATGGTGCTGACCTGACATTCGGTGAGTTCCGTCAGGCGGCTGCCGTGATGAATCAATACAATGCAACGCAGAACCCGGTAGATTTGCGGGCGTTGTGTGCCATTCTTTACCGGAAACCGGTCAAAGAAAAAGGGTGCGCATTGCGTGAACCGTTCCGGCCGCAATATATGGGGCGGTACATGGGACTGGTGCGCGATATGCCGGAGTGGATTCAATGGGGAATTTATGCCTGGTTTGCTTACTTCTGTGATTACCTGTTTACTGGGACGTTCATCATTGAAGGGGTGGAGGTTTGCTTTGCACCTGTTTTTGAACGGCACCGGAAGAGTCCGGAGGATCAACCAGGTATAATCCAGAACTTGGGGATGAACAGCGTACTGTATTCGGTTGCCGAAAGCGGTGTTTTCGGCAATGTGGATGCTACGGATGATACGCAGTTGCTGCGTGTGATGATGAAGTTGCTCGATGATAAACAACGGGCGGATGAAATGATGAGAAACTTAAAAAAATAGCAGCTATGATTTTCAACAAGGAGAACAGGGGTGCGCAGGAATTGCGGGAGTTGACGGGTAATTATTATGCGAACAATAAATTCGATAAGATTGCCGGTGAGATAGAATTGGCCGCTGAAGAACTGGCGGCATTGGTAGGGGATGCCGTGATGAATTTGGCTGGGAAATACTATGCTGACCCCGGCGAAGATGCAGACGCGGAACTGGTGCGTAAGGTGCAGCGTCCGATTGCCATCCTTGCTACGCTCCGGATGTACCGGAAGAATGATCTCAGTCATGAGGATGACGGCCGGAAATTCAAAATTTCCACTGATGGAAGTGAGAAACTTCCGTGGGAGTGGCAGCTGGATCGGGATGACGCGCTGCACCTGGAAGAATATTATAAAGCGGTGGATGCTCTCATCCGGTACCTGAATAAAGAGCAGCTGAAGGAGTGGACGGAAACGGCTTCATACAAGCTGTCTCAGACGCTTATTATCCGGAACGGTGAAGCGTTTGACAGCTACTTTCCTATCGAGCGGAGCGAACGGATGTACCTGATGCTGGTACCGTTCATCCGCGAAGCGCAGATGCTGACGGTGAAGCGTGCCTATGGTGGTGGATGGGATGAATTACTGAAGGAAAAGGATGTACCGGAAACGGATGCTCATTTTGCCGCTTGCAAAGCTGTGGCACTGTTGGCCATGAGCATGGCATTACGCCGGTTGTCACTGGGGGTTATTCCCGGCGGAGTGATCCGCAGGTTTATGACGGAGAACGGAATGGGAGAGAGTGAACCGGCATCGCTGGGAGATGTGGAGAGAGTAGCCGGATGGATGGTGGATGATGCCACTACCTGGGTGAATGAGATGAAGCTGGCGCGTGATGGCGGACCGGCGGAATACGAACTGTTGCCTAAGAATGACAGGCGCAATAAATATTGCAGGTTATGAATGTGTTGCAGCGACCGAGGGAGAAAGAGTTCTGCGCGACAATGCGGGACTACATCATTGATACCGATGTTACAATAACGTTTGCCGTGAAGTATGGCGGTAAAACGATATTGGATGAAGAGTATGTTCCTGATGCGAACAACCAGGTGCGCGTCCGGAAGTTGGGGAAGTTTTGTGAGCTGGCGTTGTGGGGTGTTTGGTGTGCCGGAGAAACAAGCTGGCAAACTGATGCTGCGGGTACATTCACGTTCCTGATAAATGGTGTTCAGGAGGCGCAGAGTTTTGTAATGTTCAGTCGTCTTCAGACGAAAAAAGATGCGGATGCACCTGGCTGGTTGAGTGAGGTAAATCGGAAGGTTACCCGTGATGGATGCAAGGAGTATGTCAGTATGGTAATGGGGAGGGGCGCACAAGTGACAGTGACAGGGTATGCCTCTGATGGCAGCAATACTGATGCTTTGTTACTGAGAATAGACAGCGGAGATACAGTTGCTCCGATGACTCTGGAGGTGAGCCCGGAGCGGATAAAGGGGCTGTTCCCTAATTTGGATTTGGTACGGTATGTTGTCAACTGCAATAATAACAGGTATGAGTTCCTGATTGATAAGACCCGGTATCTGGATACCTGGTGTTTCCGCTATAAGAATGTGTATGATATGCCGGAGACGTTATCCGCTGTTGGAGGGATATCTATCAATGGTAAAAATGAAGATGATACGGCATCCATGTTTGGTGTGGATCGTAAATTTGCCGTGAAGGTGGCGGATGAATATACGGTGAACAGCGGGGTTATAATGCTTCAGAGTGATTATAAGCTCTGGCATAATCTTCTGAATGCTCAGGAGGCGGATGTTCTTGTGGATGGCGAGTGGCTTCCTATCCTGATAGAGAAGCAAAAGTATGAACGTGAGCTCCGGAGAAGTGTGCTGAAAGCGGTTGAGTTCACTTTCCGCATGGCGGACCCGGAACAAAATAATCTGATACAGGTATGATTAATATTCTGAAATACCGCGAAATACTGGCAGAACTGAGAGCCAGGACCAACAAGCGGAGTGAAATGAAAATTGACGGCGTGATACTTGCAGTCAGTGACAAGCATCTGACGAAAAAACTGAGAGATCAAGCCGGATTCTTCCTGTGTGCAAACTTTCCGGATGCGGAGTCAAAGGGGAGTGTTGATAATTACAAGGAAGATAATCGCTTGCTGCTTTTCCTGCTGGAGAAAGTTCCGGCAGGTGATGAGACGGATGAAGATGAGATAACTCACTATGCCAGGATGCAGGATGTGATGTGCATACTGAAAGACGAAATTCGAGACATGGACTTTGTTTGTGGAGAGATATCCGGTGGTGAGGATATTAATACAGAATGGGAGTATGACGTATTCGGCGGATTCAACGGGCTGAGTATAGGACTTAAATTGACGGATTATGACTGAACTGTTTATTGATGGGGTTTCGGTAGTGCTGCCAAAAGATTTCAGTGTCCAGGTGAAGCGTGAAAACTCTTTTGTTACCAAGAATGGAGAATACACGTATGATATCACCTTGCCGTTGACCAATCCGATTAATGCGGAGCTGTATAAGCATTTGAACAGGCTGAATTCAATTCAGGAAATAGAGGAAAAGCGTCCTGCTATACTGATGGCTGACAACCGGGTGTATTGCAACGGAACAGAGGTGATAACGGGATGGACAGATGAAACAGTGTCTTTGCAAATTGCAAGCGGAAATTCAGAACTGAATTACTTCATTGGCGGCGACCTTCAGATTTCATTTTTGAAGATGAGGAAAACCGTTCCTGGGTTTGACGGTGATACGGTATCAGGTAGTCCCGATTATTTGAAATATATACAGAAAAGCTATCCTGACGTGGACTATTGCCTGGCACCGGTGAAAGACGACGCAACGGGAGAGATACACAACAAATGGTGCATGGATTCGAGGGCTGGCATATCCAGCACTGGTAATCCGGCAACAGATGATTTTTTCTATGTAACTCCTCAGCCCTACCTGATGTGTTATATTGAAGATTTAATTCGGGTATTGGGTTATAGTCTTGAGTATAACCAACTGACGGATACTATTTTTAAGAACTTGTACATTTGCCACACTGAGTGTACTGACGAATGGTGCAAAATGCTTCCGGGATGGTCGGTCAGTGACTTTTTTAGTGAGATAGAAAAGTTGTTTAATGTAACATTCTTGGTTGACAACAGATATCGTACTGTGCGGATAGCACTCAATGCCTCTTTTTTTGCAGGATGTCAGTCGGCCCATGTGCGGCAAGTGACAGATGTTTATGAGGTGGAGAAAGACGAAGACAACGATGTAGATGATCCCGTTGTGTCTAATGTTAAATATAAATTTGACGATTGTGATTTCTGGAGATGGGCGTCCTTGTCCGAGGCAGTCAAAAACAAGGCTTTATATGACACTATTCCTGAAGATTTTGAAGGTTCCGACGGTCGTGCTCCGAGGATAGCGGCATGGTTTTCTATGTCATCGCACAAACGGACAGATACCATATATAAGGACGAAAAGGATGGCAGGGAATATATGTCTCTTGTGGCTGGTGGTGAATCCAACACACTTTCTTATACTATGGTGAATCACTTTGCCGGTTTGGAACGTGAAGAAGCTACAAATACGGTGGAACTGGAGATTGTTCCGGCGGCATACACGACGGTAGAAATCAACTCGTATGGCGTGAGAGAGACTACTGTTTATAGGTATTATCTGCCGGTGATTATCGGTGCCGATAAAACAGACACGACACAAGAGACGCTAATAGAGATGATACAGAATAACTCATCACAGCCGTCTGAGTCCAAAAAGACAATATCTTTAGCATTTTATACGAAAATGTCGTATCTGGTGGTTAACAGTGGGGTACAGATGATGTATCCGGTTCCTTACGTTGACGAATATACTCTAAATCTTATATCCGATAGGAGTCAGACGCTTTATAAAACCAACGCCGAAGGTGCCTCGCTTCGTTTTGTTACACTTGACAAGCTGTTGTATCAAGGTGGTTATGATATTGACTATACTAAGGGAGTGAAAATCGAAACGCATGACCCGAACGTCTATGACACTCGGTCAGTGTTTGAAATTCGTAATAAACGGTATATCTGTAAAGAGATGGAATTTACTTTGGATATTTCCGGGCGAAAGGGAGCATGGACGGGTACTTTTTATCCGATTCACATCAGTGATACGGAAGCGGATGCCCGTTGGATACTAACAGACGGCAAATGGCGGGACGGTGGTGTGTGGCTGGATAATGGGCGTTGGTTAGATGATTGATTTTTTTGTTCAATAGTTTAAGTTCGGTGGTTCGTGATGAATAACCGGACTTTTTTTATGTCCTTTTTCAAGGCATGGTGGCGGGGTACTTTTGCGATATAAATTCAATAGGTATGGCTATAAGTATCAATGATTTCAGAGTTGCCATCCGGATAGATAATTCGGAAGCTAAAGCGAAGTTCGATGAGACGCGGGAACAGATTGCGAAAGTACGTGAAGAAATGCAGAAGCTGGAAGCTGATGGCAAGAAGGATTCGGCAGCGTATAAAGAACTGGAGAAGCAACAGGATAAACTCAATAAGTCGCTCTATGCGACACGTAAAGAGGCAGGACTGACATCGTTAAGCTATAATGAACTTCGTAAAGGAGCACGATCCCTGAAAGCTCAGATGGATAGTGCTATTCCTGGTACTGAAAAGTGGAAAACTCTGCGGGCTGACTATATGCTGACCAAACAGCGGATGAAGGAACTGGAAGTGCAGGCACGTGATACAAAGTTTTCCCTCTCAAAGATGGCAGACGGATTCAACAAGTATGCGGCCATTGGTGCGAGTGCCATTGCTTCGCTTACCGGTGTGGCGATGACTGCGCGTAAGTGTGTGGATGAGTTTGCGGAGATGCAGGAAGCGGAGAGCCAGGTGCGTAAGTATACCGGGATGACAGCTGAAGAAGTGAAAGGCTTGAATGAGGAATTTAAGCAGATGGACACCCGGACTCCGAGAGAAAAACTGAATGCGCTGGCCGGAGATGCCGGACGTCTGGGTATCACTGCCAAAAAAGATGTGTTGGAGTTTGTGGATGCTGCCGATAAAATCAATGTGGCACTGGGTGAGGATCTTGGCGAAGATGCGGTAAAGAATATCGGTAAGTTGGCACAGATGTTCGGTGAGGATGAGAAACTGGGACTCCGGGGAGCGATGTTGGCCACAGGTTCCGCCATCAATGAGGTAGCTCAAAATTCATCCGCAGCCGAAGCGTACTTAGTTGCCTTTACCGCCCGCGTTGCAGGTGCGGCAAATCAGGCGAAAGTAGCTCAGGGGGATATCCTCGGATATGCCTCTGTACTCGATCAGAATATGCAGCAACAGGAAATGGCGGCTACTGCTTTCCAGACATTGATGATGAAGATGTTCCAGACACCGGAGAAGTTTGCAAAGATTGCAGGACAGAGTGTTGAAGAGTTTACTTCCCTAATCAAAAAAGATGCGAATGAAGCGATGCTCCAGTTCTTGGATACTTTGAATAAGAAGGGTGGACTGGATCAACTGGCACCTATGTTCAAAGAGATGGGGCTGGATGGTGTGCGTGCATCGGGAGTCATCAGCACCATGGCGGGGAAGATTGATGATATCCGGGATGCACAGAAATTGGCGAATGATGCGTACCGTGATGGCACAAGTATTATCAATGAATTTAATGTGCAAAACAATACGGTACAAGCAGGACTGGATAAGGCGAAAAAGAACTTCAAGGATGTGCGGGTAGAACTGGGGGAGAAGTTGCAACCGGTGATGAAATACATGATAACTACTGGTAGCCTAACGGTGAAGGGACTGAGTGCATTGGTATCTATCCTGTATGAATATAAAGGGGCAATATTAACAGCAGGCACAGCAGTGGCCGCTTATACAGTTTATGTAAAAGCTGGTACTATAGCGACAGCAGCTTACAATACCATAACGAAAGCTGCAACGGTGGCCACTAACTTATTTAACAAGGCTACTAAGGCAAGCCCCTGGGGGCTTGTTGCTGCTGGGGTTGTTGCTGTTATTTCCTACTTCGCTATTTTTCGAGATAAAACGGATGATGCAACCGATGCGCAAAAACGGCTTAACGATGCATTGGAGAAAACTAAAGCTACGATGGATTTGATAGCTGGTGTTAAAGTAAGTGCTGAAAATTTTGAGTTTCTTACTGATAAGCAAAAGCAGCAATTGAAATCTGATGCACAGCGGGGTATTGACGAACTTGATGATTTGCTTACAAAGGGGATGATTGAAACTAAAGCCTGGTATGAGCAAGAAAAGGAAAGTATCTTAAAGGCTACTGAAGATAATGAAATATTGAGAAATTCTTATCTCCGGGGATTGGAGAAAGATTTTGATGCACGTGTTGCCCAGTTAGCTGAATATGTAGAGAAGAAAAAGGAACTTGAAAAAATAGTAGCTATGGTTCCCAATCCTGTCGATACAAATGTTCCACCGGCTGATGATAAAGCACGTGAAAAAGAGCTTAAAGCCAAAGAGACAGCTTTACAACAACAACATCAAGAGCAACAGAATATCCTTAAAGAAGGACTCCTGAATGAGAAGCTGACGCAAGATAAATATCAGCAAGAATTATATAAGGCTGAAGCTACATATCTATTTAGTAGAAAGGCCTTACTGGAGAAGTATGGTAAGGATACGTCGCAGATACAGGGGCAGATTTATGACAAAATGATTGCTGAAGCGAACAGGCTCTATCAGTCAACGCAGATGGTAAATAAGAACACTCAGAGCGATATCCTCGCACAGCAAGAAGGTGACTATCAAGAGCAGGTGCAAGATATCAAGAGAGCTTATCTGGAGGGGGACATAAAGACTGAATCTGACTATCAGGAGCGACTGAAGGAACAAGAGCGGCAGTATCTTGAAGAGCGAAGGGATATGCTTGCTGCCTATGGCGAAGATACTTCTTCCATTGATAACAAGTTGCTGGACATGGATATCAATGACAAAAAAGAGGGCAAGGCAAAACAACGGGAATCCGGTTATAAGAAGATTGATAACACCTCTGATTTTGAGCAGAAAAACAATATCCTTCAGGCGATGTATGATGCGGACCTCATTACCTATCAGGAGTATGAGGAAGAGAAGACACGTATCAATGAAGAACATGAGCAACTGCGTGAAGAGCAGGCTAAGGCTACACTGGATGTCATAGGTCAGGCAGCGGCAGCGGCCAGCCAGGTAGTCAGTGCGTTGCAGGATGCAGAGATAAGTAAAGTTACCCGGAAGTATGACAAGGAAATCAAAGCGGCCAAGAAAGCGGGCAAGGATACTACGAAACTGGAGGAGGAGAAAGAAGAGGCAATCAACCAGGTTAAGAAGAAGTATGCCGATAAGCAGTTTGCAGCTTCTGTTCTTCAGGTGACTGCAACCACTGCCGTTGCCGCTATGGAATCTTACAAGGCTATGGCGGGTATTCCAATCGTTGGTCCGGCATTGGGAGCGATAGCAGCTGCGGCAGCCATCACCAGCGGTGCGGCTCAGATTGCCGTTGCCAAACAGCAACGGGACGAAGCGAAGGGACTGAAGGAAGGCGGTTATTCGGATGACTATGTGGAAGGCTATACACGCAGCGGTAATCCGGATGATGTGGCCGGAGTGATATCGGTGCATAAGAATGAATTTGTGGCCAACCACGAAAGTGTGGCTAATCCGCACGTTCGCCAGTTCCTGGATGTGTTCGATGTGGCTCAGAAAAATGGCACGATCCGGATGATTAATACAACTCAGATACTTGAGCAGGTGAGAACTCGCAGCGGGAAATATGCAGGCGGCTTTGTTGATGAAAAACCTTCAGGTACTTCTTTTGCTGCGTCTGATATTTCGTCTTCCGGACTTACATCGGAGCTACGGACTCAGCTCATTGAATTGATAAAAGAAAACAATCGGCTGTTACAGGTTATTTGTAATAAAGAATTAATTGTCGATGCTCGTAAAATGCGTGATAGTATCAAGAGAGTAGAACAGCTGGAAAAGAATGTGAGCCGTTGAGATGTCCTTTTTGAAAAGTGACCTGAATAATACCTTTGCAACATGGAAGTATACGAGGCTATAAATGAAATGAGACGGTGTAGTGAACGCGGAGAGAGCTTTTCCTTCGCGTTCATGAGCTACAGCTACGAACGCCGGAAGAGTGGTGGCATTGTGAAGATAGAGCGTGCTCGTCTTCGCAAACAAAGCCGGAAAGAGAATAACCGCTTTGCGGACTATATGCTGAATTTTATCGACCTGGATACAATGGAATATGGAATGTGCTGGCAACCTCTGTTATTGGAGTTTAACGGCCATGAACTGGAGCTGAGATAATTATGGATAATAAGTACGAAAATATAGTTCCCTGGAATGGTGCGCAGGATACCGGTAGGGATGTACGCCTGAAGCTGGAGAGGAACTTTGCGAAGATAGGCCTGAATTTTGAGGAACTACTTGTTAAATTAGGTGATATAGATGAGTTATTTGCATTCGTAGCAGAGGAACTGGAGAAGAAGTTATCAAAAGATAAGCCTGATAGCACTGACTATCTATTGCGTCTCTTCGGAGGCTTAGAGGTCGGTCCCTTTTCCCCCGGCGCTCTCGGCTCCGGCGCCGCCATCCAGATTAACCCGCTAACCGGCAAATCCTACCTTGAGGTTGACGAGCTCTTCGTGCGCATGAAGGCCGTCTTCAAGGAACTGATCATCGAGTCGTTACGCCATATCGGCGGTGAGCTGGTATTGTCTCCCGCCCGTATGAAGTGCGTCCGGGTTGAAGAACAGGATGACGCCTATCGTTGCTACTTTGACCGGGGCGGGGCAAATGAATCAGGCCGGTATGAAGTTGAGCAGGAATTCACTGTCGGCGCCCAGGCCAGATGCCAGGTGTTCACCGGTAGCGGCCAGAAATATTACTGGCGCCTGGTGACCGCCGTGGGCGATGACTACATTGATTTATCAAAAACCGACTGCGATACTGGAAGCGACCTTCCTGAATCCGGTGACGACATCTGCCAGCTCGGGCACCGCGGCGACGAATCCGGCATGAACGCCATCGTCCTGTCCGCATACGGTCCTGATGCCCCGTCCTATAAGTAGTATGCCTATATCGACAGCTATTCCCTTGCAGGCAAAGAGGTCAGCGTGACCTCTCCGAAGGGCAACAGGTATGTCGGTGACTTCATCCTGAAGACCGGTGTCAACATAGCCACCGAGTTGCAGATACTTGAGAACCTGATCAAGACGGAGATTCAGAGCGTGGAATACGTCCTGAACGAGACCGACAACTACCTTCTGAACGCCTCTTTCGTGAAGGACATGGAGGGCTGGGTCCGTGATGACGACGTGCAGGTATTGGAGGCTGAGGAATTGTTGCAGGCCAATTCGGAGTACCTTTCCGATGCCGGCAGGCTTGCCGGCGTAGTGACCTATGACGGCAAACTGTGGCTCCGTCTGAAAGACAGCTACGTAAAGCAACCCAATGCCAACCTTACGCAGCCCGCGCAATCCGGCAAATTCTATGTCTCGCTCCGTTATATCTGTACCGGCAGCGGCACCTTGAGCTGCGGCTTTTCCGGGCAGGGACTATACAAGACCGCCTCCATCGCCATCAACCGCACTGCACGCATGTTTGAGTTCTCCGGCAATTGGGACGGTACGGGTGACTTCCTGATACAGTTCACCGGCGATATCCATATCAACCTGGTAACACTGACCAACCGTCCGCTGGATGACTTCAAGCAGGAAGTGAACAGCAGCTTTACCCAGATGGCGGGCAGCATCAAAGCCATGGTTACCTCCATCGACAATATCAACAAGACCATCCGTGAGAGCGGCTGGCTTACCACTGCCGACGGCACCAAGATATGGGCGAGCGCCTGCTGGCCAGATGGCACCAAGGCCATCTCTTTGTTTAATGTGACTCCCGAAGGCATCTTCCTTAATTCCTCGCACATCAACCTGAAGGGCATCGTCACCTTCGAGAGCTTCGCCCCCGACTTCCAGACGGCTTACGAGCAGGCGTTCGGCAGCGCGAGCATGACGGCCAAGGACGATGTGGCGCGGCAGCTGGGCTATTCCAATTACGCGCAGCTTGTCGAGAATGCCGCCACCGGCGGTAAGGCTGTCCTTGTAGGCGGGTATCTTAACCTGGAGCTGATAGACGTGGACACACTGATTGCCGGTAAGGTCCTGACCAATAAGGTGGTCACTTCCTTAAACGGCAGGCGCGTCGAGATCGACCCGGAAACAAACTCCTTTAAAATGTTCAATGAAAACAATGACACGGTTTGCGAAATGACTTTCATCGAGCAATCCGACATGCCCTACCTGCCCCGCCTGCGCATGCGCGACTACAACAAGAATCACGAATTGGTCCGAACCGCCTATTACGGCGCGAGCGGCGCGAACATTGAGGACCTTATAGGAGGCTCCGGCATCACCTTGACGCAAGGCTCGTGCCGCATCTACCAGCTTGATTCGAGCAGGGACTGCGTCCTTCAACCCGGCAGCCTGTCTTTTTACCGTGACGGCAAACTTTATAAAAAATATGAATAATGCATAACTATGGGACTATTAGACGAATTATCCGATAAAGACTTGCGCGACCTTGCCGCCCTGGTTGGTCCGTATTTGAAAGAGTCCGCCATCCAGGTTGAGAACGTTCCTTCCGCCGAAACGCTTGACGGCATCCGTTCCCTTCCCGGCGTGCAGTTCTTGAATGGCGTCAAGCGTACGGTAGCCGTTCCGGTATCCTCCTTGAAAGGCCGTGACGGCGACAAGGGTCAGAGCCTTGATTTCATCATATTGGGCAGTTATAACACCTTGGACGATCTGAAAGCCGCCCATCCGAACGGTGCGGACACTCACGGCCTTTTTAAGGTCGGAGATGCGCTTTATATCTGGGCGGGCGCCAAATACGAGCCCCTGAACCTTGACGTGTTCAAGACCTTCAGCCTTGAGCAATTTGCCGATGTGGGGTTCACCGGCAATGATATCATCGTTGACTTCACGAGGACCCCCTATGCGAAAGTCACGCTTTCGGGTGATGCCGGCATCTTCAACCTTTCCATCACCGGCACGAAGGACGGCAGCGCCGGCAAGATCCTCGTCTTCCAGACGGGCTTCAAACAGATATCCCTTGCCGACAACATCAGGGGGACCATAGACCTTCCCCTGAACGGCGATACCGTCGCCCTGCTGTCCTACCACCGCGTCGGCGACACCATCTATATGCACAGCAACACCGTGCTTGGCGATGTCCAGTACCCGACCCCCTCCAAGGTCCCGGATTTCCAGGTCGTATATTACGATTCAAGCGTCTGCACGGTCCAGTGGACCGCGCCGCATGGAAACAACATCTATGACAAGGTGACCGGATACGACATCCGTTACGCGAACGGCCTTGTGGATGCCGACGACCCCAAGGTCTGGGAGGGGCTCAAGAACGTGGAGGGCGTTCCCGCGCCCGGTTCCCCCGGTACCCTGCAGCGGATGACCCTTTCCTCCCTTTCCCCGAATAAGGAGTATTACATTTATCTGAAGTCCGTCAAGGTGAATTACGGCGTCCGGTATGTCTCCGCGGCCTCCGATTTCGCCTATTGCCGCACCACCGGCGCCGAAGACCTCTCCAAGGCGTACCGTATCAACCTCACGGCCAAAAACATCTTTGCCCAGGACAATACGGCGTCGACTGACAGCGACGGCGGCCTCTGCACGATCGACAGGGCCGTTGACGAGTCCGAGCTTAACCAATACCTGGAAGACGGCTATCCGGACACGTCCAACAAGTCCTTTCCCACCTACTGGCTTGCCAACAAGTACAGCCGCGCCTCGGTGCCCTATGACATATTCATCGACCTGTTCTCCGTACATTCCCTCGACCGGCTGTTCGTCTTCTCGACCAGCAAGCCCAAATATTCCGTTTTCGCGATGAAGGATTTCGGCTACGAATGGGAATACGTGGGTGCGATGGAACACGGGTTCAATACCTGGCAGTCCCTGCCTTTCTCCGGCCTGAAGTGCCGCTTCGTCAAGCTTTCGTTCGACCTGATGGACTTCGGCTTTTCCGGCCTGTCCGAAGGGCTTCCAAAGGAAGAGTGGAACAGTACCATCGAGGCCATCAACAACATACTCCTGTACGGTCGTCCCGTCACCGCCCGCCCGGGCGGCATCATGCCCCCCATACGCCGCGCGGTCGGGCGGCATACGGTCGACCAGTTCTTCTGCACCAACGGTCACGCCTACCAGCAGGGGCGCCTGCACTCGATGTGCAGCGGCGAGCGGGTACGCCTGTATATCCATCCCGGTCACTTCGCCACGAACTACAACACTGCGGACGCCTATACCCGGCTTGCCGACATGAAATTCCGCGTGGACAATATTCCCTGGATTACAGGTAACGGGGGCGTGGACGGGTTCATCGACCTGCTGGGCACCTATAAGAAGAACGGTCTGCGCCCTTACCTCACCTTTATCGGCACGTTCGACTACTGCAAGTACCCTCCGGTGAACGGCGATAACCGTCCCTGCGACGGCTATTGGCTTGAGGACGTCTGGACACCCCTTCCCTCGCGGGGCGTCGGCGGACTGGCGGAGTATTTCAAGGCGACGATGTCCCCCGGCTCCTACAGGACCTACGCCAAGCTGTGCATGGCCCTTGGCGCCAAATTCGGCAACCGCGACCTCGGGCAGGAGGATTATTTCACGGATGCCGACGGCTCCACCGGCCTGGACCTGCTCTGCGGCATAGAGCCCGAGAACGAGCCTGACAAGACCTGGAGTGGCTGGCGCGCCTATTCCCACGCGGAAGAGTACGCGGCCGTCCAGTCCGCCGCTTCCGACGGCAACTCGGGCACGCTGTCCGACGAGGACGGTTCGCCGCTCACCGGCGGCAGGCACGGCGGGCTGCTGTCCGTCTGCAGCGGGCTGGCCGGGGCGAAGGGGGGATACATGCTGTCCGCCCTGCTGCACTGGAAGAAGATAAGTCCCGCGGCCGACATTCCCATGGACGTCTTTAACGTGCACATGTATTGCTCCAATATCGGCGAGCAGGGGAACAGTTCCCTGCCCGTACAGTACGGCATTCCTTTCGAGCAGGCCATCCAGGGCGTGGAAGGCCGGAATGTCCTGGATATCATCGAGCTTCGCGACCGGTATGCCCCCGACAAGGAAGTGGCCGTCACCGAAACCGGCTGGGGCGAGGCCGGCGCGCGCGAAAGCAAGAGCAAGTACCAGTGCTACAGCCAGCCGGGATGCTATGTCGGCGACTGGCTGGTCCCGGACCGTCACCGTTCCGACGTCAAGGGGGCTTGGATCGTCCGTGAATGCGTCCAGATGATGGGTATCGGCATTGACTTCATCAACTACTTTTCTACGGAATGCGACATGGAATACTTCAACGTGAACCGTGCCGGAGCCGGCTTTGAGATGTTCCATTGGAACGACTGCGCCGATACCACGCCCGGGGCCAAGACCGAAGCCGTCAAGGCGTATGAGGCGACCGCCCCCCGGAGCGCGTTCGACACGACCGGGCTGTTCGGGAACATCCTGGACAACGGCGCCTATCCCATAACACGCGCTTACTGGTGGGTGGCGACGATGCGTACCCGCCTGAAGGGGTATGTGTTCACGGGCTTCAAGTCCGTCGGGCAGGACGCGCGTATCGTGGTCGCCTGCTTCAAGAAGAAGGACGGGGACGGCAAGGGGGCGTATGTCGTATACCTGAATGACAGCCGTAATACCGGGGTTGCCGGCGTGGAGATACCTCTTCCCGAAGGCGTGTCCTCCTATACCCGCGTGACTACCTATGTCCCGGAGATACCGAACCCCCGTGACGTGCCTTCCTCCCTGGGTACGGACAAGTTGAGGACCGGTCTGCCGGCAGCCCGCAAGGAAAGATACACCGGCGGGGCGTGGCGGGTTGTCAATCCGGTCATCAACACCATCAACGACATACCTTCCTACTCCGGCGCGCCCGCCGACTATCCGGACGCGCCCGTGGAGGGCGACGAGGTGACGGTCATACCTACCCCGGCGGAGAATCCCTATTTCCCGATTGTAGGTCCCGTGTGTGCCAAGCCCTCTTCCAGGGGAAATACGCTTGGCGCTTCAAGCTATGAGACGGACCGGGAGCTGTGGCAGACTGAACCCCAGGTGGACGAGGACGGCAATGTCGTCTGGTTCGTGCGCGGCAACAACCGCCTGGTATGGAGGCAGGTGGACGCCGTGTGCGACTATATCGAGTTCACGGACGAGGGCCGGCACGGGTGCAACGGCGACGAGACCCTCATGCGGGCGGTACGCGGCATGATCCGGACGAACGTCTCCGAGTTTCCCGAGTACTACTTCTTTGACGCCGTTCCCGACCCCGATTTCAACAGCGCGGTTACGGACCTGAGCTCCGTGGCTGTCAATGAAAGTTCCATTGAATTGTGGTGGAACAATACCAACCCTGAGGATACCGGTTACGAGATATTCGTGTCTTCCCTTCCCGAGACGGGGTATTCCCCCCTGAAGACCGTCACCGCCGGTGTGGACAACCGCGCGCTTGTATCGGGACTCAAGGAAGACACGGTCTATTATTTTAAAATCCGCCCGATAAACGGGGACAAGCAAGGGACGCTCAGCGACTATACGAGTGTCCGCACCCGGACGCTGATTCCCGCCCCCCGCGGCCTGTCCGTCTCCGGCAGGACCGCCGCTTCCATCACCCTTGAATGGACTTATCCGCCGGCAGACATCCCCGACTTCGTCTATTATGCCGTATTCCGTGCCGGCTTGTCCGGAGGATTCGAACAGTCCGGCACGGTGGCCGACCGTTCGGTCACCGCCTATACGGACAGCGGCCTGCCTGTCGGCGCCACTTACCTGTACAAGGTGCGCGCCGTGGGCCTTAACGGGCAGAGCGACTATTCGAATACCGTGGAGGCCAGGACCCTTACCGCCGAGGAAAGCTCCCCGCTGGTGGTATCCGCAACCACTGACAAGCTGGGCACGAAGATCGTGCTTTCGTTCGACCTTCCGCTGTCCGACGTTCCCGAAGACATCAAGGAGGAGTTCACATTGACCGAGGGCGGCAACCCGCGCCTGATAACCGGCGTCACGCGCAATGAGGTCGACCACAGGCAACTGTTTGTTTCCGTCCCGCAGGACAGCCTTTCCGATTACGACCGGTACATGGAACTGAGGATCGGCTTTTCCGGCAGCGGCCTGTCTTCCGAATACGGCGTTGCGGTTGAAGGTTTCGACGGCTACCGCGTGGCGAATGTCATCGGGAACTTCATCAACCTCGAGGCATCCTACAGGATAAACTTCACGGCTCCGGAGAAACCCCTTCCCGAAGGCGTGGAATGGAACAACTGTACCTGGAATGCCGAACTGGAAGACGGCGGCCTGAAACTTGCGGACACTTACGAGCGTCCCTCGTCCGTGCTTCTCTCTTCGGTCAGGGATAACCCGAACAAGGTCTCTTTCGGCTTCAACACCCGGACGGACGGCGTATATTATTACCCGGACATCCCGCAGGAAGCATACAAGACCGGATGGGACTTGCGGGGGGGATATACGGCCCGCCTGAAACTTTCCGGGCTGAATAACGAGCGTAAATACACGGTCCGGTCCTACGCTTCCCGGAAAGCCTCCGGGGAGATGCTCACCACGATGAGCTGCGGCGATATGATGTCCAACGGCTCCTCGAATACCACGCCCGCCGAAAGCAATACATATATGCTCCTTGAAGACCTCGCGCCTTCGCATGGCGAGCTCGTCCTTGATTTCTCCGTGAACGACAAGCTGTATTCCATGCTCAACTTCATGCTGATAGACGAGTATAAGTCCAATGAGGAGCCGGAGAACAGGGAGATATACCTTCGTGGGGTGACGGTCGTCGAGGCGGTGGACGGCGTGGTGAAGGCCAACCCGGTGACGCTTCACCTGAACATGGTCGGTACGGCCACCTCCTGCCGCGTATCGGAGTCGGAGGACATGTCGGGCGCCGAATGGATGCCATTGGAGGACAATGCGGCAGATGTGCCTTATACTGTCACCTCCGGGTTCGGTGACAAGACATTATATGTCCAGCTGAAGAATCTGTACCATGAATCCAACATCCGCAGTGTGGGCTTCAGCTACCGGGACGGATATGTGCCGGTGGCGTTACGCTCGATCTACATCAACAATGACGCCCCGTCCACGCATGACAGGAACGTGAGGGTGTTTGCCGTGTTCGACGGGATACCGACGCACTACAAGGTCAGCGAGGACGATTCCCTACCGGGAGACTGGCTGCCGTGGCCGGACGCGTCTTCCGCGGAGGTTCCCTACATATTGTCCTCCGGATACGGCAACAAGACGGTCTATATGCGGATAAAGGACGACTTGGGCGAATCGTATACCAAGGCCGACATCATCTCTTATGAAGAGCTTGTCGCGGTATCGCTTGCCGGAATATCCATTGAGAACGGGGCGGAAGAGACGGCGGGCACGACCGTCCGGGTGCGGTTCGACTATGGAGGCTCGCCGACGCATTACCGGCTGGCGGAAACCGAACCGGAACTGGCCGTATCCGACTGGATGCCCTGGACGGACAGTATCACTTATACCTTCAATGGCATTGGCAGCAAGACGCTGTATGCCCAGATAAAGGATAGCAGTGTTACGACCCCGTCCGTGAGTGACGGTATTGAGGTTGTCAGCGGTAGCCGGCATATCAGGTTTGCCGACAGTGCGGTCGAAGCTGTCTGCGTGGCTAATTGGAGTTCGGACGGGACGGGGTTGTCGTATGACGACGCGGCGGCCGTGACGGATATCGGTACCGTTTTCAAGGGCAGTGACATACGGAGCTTTGACGAGTTCAGGTATTTCACGGGCGTTACCGTTTTGCAGAACGACGCGTTCAGGAATTGTACAGGCCTATCCTCCATAATGCTGCCACCTTCGCTGGCGACGATAATGAACTATGTATTCAGCAACTGCCGGGAACTGGCGTCAATCGTCATACCGGATACCGTGACCGTGATACTCAACTATTCGTTTGACGGATGCCGGGGGCTTGTGTCGTGCAATATTCCCGACGGGATAACGACTGTCGGGGAATGCCTGTTCCGCGGATGCGGGACCCTGTCCTCGATATCCATACCAGCAAGCGTGACGCTGATCGGGAAAAATGCGTTTTATGGATGTGCCGGCCTGCGGGCCATGACCGTCAGGGGGCGTGTTGCCCCGGAACTGAGAGGCGCCACCGTATTCGGCGAGGGTACGGGCTCTTTTGTGGGCTGGAACACGCATGGCGCGGCATCCAACAAGCTGTATGTTCCCACAGGTGCGTACGGGTACGATACGGGCCTGTGGGCAGACCCGTTGCAGCATGAAGAGAAGTGCGGGTTTATGATAAGTTACTCTTTGTAGTATTGAAAAAAATCCCGTCCTACCAATCACTGGCAGGGCGGGACAACAACAAAATTATTATTGATTTTAATAGCCTTTTGATTGCAAATATAGTATTAATAATTAGATAAGATTATAAGATGAAAGGATTAGATGAATTATTTATTGTAGCCTGGATGCTGTTTGGTATCCTATTGACACCGCTTTTCTTTATAGCTTTCGATTTGTGGGCTGGCATTAGAAAAGCCAAACAACGTTGTGAAAAGATTTCGAGTGACGGTTGGAAACGGACTGTGAATAAGGTTGCGAGGTATTACAATGCTTTGCTTGCGTTGGTCGTAGTTGATTGTATGCAGATGGCCGGTGTCTGGTATCTGGATAATTACTATGATTACCATATACCTATTTTCCCGTTTATTACTTTGCTGGGAGCTTTCGGTGTGGCAACCATAGAGGTTAAGTCCATCTATGAGAAAGCGGATGAGAAGGAACGCAAGGAGATGAAACAAGTGGCTGCATTGGCTACCGAGATAGCGAAGCACAAGGCTGATCCGGCAGAGATAGCACAGGCGGTGGTGGAATATATGAATAAAAGTAGGGAGGAAAAGAAATGAAGTACTTTACAATTGCCGAGCTCTGTAAATCAGAGACAGCCGACCAATTAGGTATTGATAACCGGTGTAAGAAAGAGCATGTAGTCAATATGACTGCATTAGTGGATAATGTTCTCGATCCATTGCGGGAGGCATACGGCAAGCCAATCACTGTGAACAGTGGTTTCCGTAGCCCGGCACTCAATAAGGCTGTGAAAGGCTCTGCAACGAGTGACCACATGACTGGACGGGCGGCAGATATAACCGGTGGAAGCCCAAAGGAGAACAAGAGGCTCTTTTACTTGGTGCAGGAACTTGGTTTGCCGTTCGACCAGCTGATTGATGAGAAGCATTTCTCATGGGTGCATGTGAGTTATCGAAAAGAAGGAAATCGTAAACAGGTAAAGGCGTTATGAAAGTTTTTAGCATATCAAATGAACAGGCTACAAGTTCAATGAAGTATATACGTTGGGATTCGGAGAAAGCCCGAAAATCCATGGAAGAACTTTTGCTGCGTCAGAAGAAGCGTTCGGAGATGCGACGGCTGTTCATTATAGGAGCCATTGCGCTGATGGCGATGGGGATTGCATTGTTTATGGCTGGGTGCTCGTCGGTGAAGCATGTTCCGGTAGAAAGTAGAACTGATAGCGTCTATATCGAGAAGTTGATTCCGATGGTTAATCCTGCCGATAGTGCTGCTATCCGTGCGCTCTTTGAATGCGATGAAAATGGAAGAGTCGTACTTCGTTGGCTGGATATCGCTAACACGAAGAATGTACAGGCACAACTAACAATTGATAGTCTTGGGAATGTGATAGCTAAGATGAAAGTTCCATCAGACACTGTTTATGTACCATCTAAAGAGGTTTATATAGACAGAGAGGTACAGGTTCCTTATCCTGTAGAGAAGGAGTTAAACAGGTGGCAAAAGATTAAGATTGAACTTGGTGGTTGGGCATTCGGGATAATAATAGGCTTTCTGTTGTTTATTGTCGGATGGCTATTATATAAGAGATTGAAGAGATAGAAGTGATGCTTGTAGCGACAAGTGTTTGCCCTGGCTGGTGACGGTCAGGGCTTCTGTTTATTAAATATTAAAATATATTAAATGTTGCAGTTTTATTGTTATCATATTTGATAACAATAAAATAAATTCTTATCTTTGTCACAGTAAAACAGTAGAACTGGTGGCAACAGTAATTCAGCAATAAGATTATGACAGCAGCAGAAGTAACAGCAGTATTGAAAGATAACAGAGATTTGGTTATCAATTTCTTCAACGAAAATGTAAAGGTAGATAAGTTCTACAATTTAGGTTGGTTTATGGGTAGAGTGCTTGTTGAAGCTAATGCATCTTGGGCACGTCGCAAAAACATCGGTGAAAAAGAAATAACGTCTATTCTGAATAAAATCATAAAGATCTATCCTCAAATAGCAAAAGAATATGTTAGCAACTACCAGAAAGCCGTAAATTACTTCGGCAAAGACAAGGCAGATCAAATTTTAAATTCTAAATAAATTATCTTTATGAGTTTGAGAAATCCAAAGCATAAGTTTTCAGCCTCTATAAGCTTCGAAAAACAT